CTTTGTAAGCGTTTTCCAACATGTTGTCCTTGAAATTTTGCTGCTGTAATCATTGTTAACTCCGTTTGTGTTATAAGCATTATTGCTTAATTTCTTACTGTCTATACTAATATTATACGGCAAGATGTCTCGGTTGTCAACCTTTTAATGAAAATAATGTCAAGAAAAAACCCATATATTTCAATGGGTTAAAATTTATTTTAAATTAATTTGATTTATTTTGCAAATTTTCTGTCTACACCCTTGCGTTGTTCTTCAAAAAACATGGCTGTTGCCAGTAATCTTTCACGTCTTTGGTTAATAGTAGGGTGTGTTAAGCGCCATAAGAACTCAGCATCTTTGGCATTTAAGCGTTTGTATTCACTTAAATTCCATCTTTTCATTACAGCCTTGCAATGATCAAACTGTTCTGGTGCTATATTGTAATTGTGCATAGTTCGTTTGCTGTGTTTAACCAACCAAGTGTGTGCTGGTGTTTTGTGGTGGTTAACACTCCACCATTTACGAAAATGTTTTAGTCTATCTGTATTCATGTTTTTCTCCTTTAGTGTTTGCGTATAAACGCTTCTCTGTCAAATACTGCTTTGCAGTTCATGTTGTTTCTTTGTGTTTGTGATAGTTTACTGAATTCCTTCATGCTCATATCATAGATTTTATGTCCAGTCCAAACATCACGAAACTTCATTATCATCCAATCTTTTTCCCATTCAGAATAATCCTTATATTCCTTTTGGTCTACATATCTCATGCCATCTTCATAGCTGTATATTTCTATTACCATATTAGTATTTACTCCTTTATAATCTGTTCCCTTTCAGGCAACAGAAAACATCAAAACTCTAAAGAGTTTTTTCTGTTTATTTTTTTCTCTTCTTAAGTGGAACATTAAACATTTATATGTGGTTTATATGATATAACTTAATTAGATCTTATTACTCACAAGTAGGCTATTACAGCCTAGGGTGTTTTTAGAGACTATAAGACATTTGGCTCGTTCCTGCTTACCATACACCAGTGATTTTTAAGAATGCTTTCTGCCTACAGTTGCATTCATATGTCTAGTCAGTTTTCATTAGTTGGAAAACGCAACCCCTCAAGCAAGTTTCTAAACTAGTGTTTCTCTAGTCTTCAATGCTATGTTGTCAAGGAGGGTATGTAAGGGTTCTGTGTTAGTTTTGTATTAGCCATTGTTAGTATTATATGTTAGTTTTGTTTATTTGTCAACTTATATCAAACATATCATTATCAAAATGTTTCTCAAGTTTTTCAACATCACGCTTATGAATTAAATCATTTATATGATCATACATATCTTGCTTTGTAGGAAATAACTGTTCCGGTTGTGCTTGTCGTATACTGTCAGCATTAATAAGATGTTTCTTATTAGGCATTGACTTCAAATTACTTATTACAACACCTTCTTTGCATTGTAGTATATTAAGCCAAGTTGCTGCATTATGTATTTTCTTACCGTTTTTCTGAAAAGGATACACATATGTCCAAAACTCTTCTAAGTTCTCATTACATATATTTACGTGATAATAGTCATTACCATGACTAGCACTTGTTTCTGTTGTGTAATTTAAAATATAATATCTCATTGTCTCTCCTATAATGTGTAAAAGTTTATTCTTTTACTTAATGTATTTATCATTATACAACAAAAAGACGCTTTTGTCAAGAAAAAAGACGCCTTTCGACGCCTTTTTAGAATCATTGTATAAAGTATTGGGCAGTTCTGCTTTAATATATATGGCACTGTTTCCAGTTACATTTTGTTGGAGCTAGGCAATGAATCCTAGTATCACCCTTATACAACTGTAAGCTAAAATTGAACATTATTTGGAGAATGTCTGTAATCATTGATTATTTTTTTAACTTACTATATATATTTATACACTATAACTTAGGTATTGTCAACCTCTAAGAACTCTTTAATATAATCTGGGTTGGCTTTTTTGTATTTCTTTATATGATAATATACAGCCGCTGGTGTAACTCCCAATCGTCTGCTTATTTTTGCTGATGACAGTCCTGCACTGTGCCAACTCCATATGTTAGCAGTAAGATCTGCACTAGGATCAAAATTGTTTGGTATTCCTGGTTTGCGTCCTCGTTTGTTTTGCATGTTAACGCTTTCTTCAGTCCTGTTGTCTATTCTTTCGTCCTGGTTATGTAGTAATTTTCTTTGCACTGTGTAATCATTTATCTTTGGTCTAACTGGCATGTCGTGTAGTTTTAGCCATTCATTTATGCACAATGCATTTGTGGCAATTGCCAGTCCATCTTTGTGCATATGATACATGCAGTATGTTCCTGGTATTTCTTTTTTAAATTCTGTATGTAAGAAAACAAAGTGTGTTAGTTTCTTATAATCTTCTAAATCTAACACTCTTTGAAACATGGCTTTGAGTCTTTGCTTACCACCATATGTGGTATAATCTGTGGGGGTGTTCATAGTATATCCTGTAAATTATCTACGCTATATGCGTTGATTTGATGTGTTTAACGCGGTGTTTTAGTAAGTGCCTCCGTCAATGACATTACTGTTTTCCCATACTGGGTCTGGTGTTGCACTTGCATTATACTGTAATAAATGTCCAGTTGCAATGGTGGTTTGATCCACAACAATATCTTTCAATATGCCAACGGGTGCTTGTGATACAACATCTTCTTTTGTTGGAAGCATTACTATTGAACTGCCGTCTAATCTTATCTTACTCATATTTATTATCCTTATATTTGTATACTTGATTCGTATTCTGTGCAAATAAATTCAAATTGATTACCTTTTTGAAATGTTATTTCTAATACTCTAAATAATTTATTTGCTGCACTAGTCCAACCAAGATCTTCTTGCACAATCTTTACAATGTCACCACATTCAACTTTAAGAGCTTGGTGGTTTGCAATAAATGATGCTGATATTTGATGCCTACTGTTATCAATTCTGTATTTGTTTAGTCTGCTAACATAACTTTGATCAGTTGTCATTTGATAATCTACTTTTGATTCTAATACTGTTCCATTGTCTTCGCTTAGATAATTTGTTCCATCGTTGCCTGTGTAAGTAACTTCAACGTTATCTACATAATTCAATGCAGTTGAGCTATCTACATATCCTGCTGTTATTTTGTTAAATAAACTTGACTTTGCTGGTCTAGTAACACTAACTGGTCCTAATATGTTATCTTTGTTAAATTCAAATACACTAGTTTCGTTTTGTTTGCGTGGCACAAGTCTATACTTTCCACCTGCAAAAACTAAACTACTATTACATGAAAGTGTTAACATTTCTATATTATCATACAGTCTAGCAGCTGTTGGAATTACTCCATTAAATTTAATACCACTGCCACCATTAGCACTTGCATAATGAGTTCTTGCTGATTGGAAACTATCTATATCAATATCTATTCCTGCTTGATAATTGCCACTTGAATCGTGGTCCATGCTTTTTCCATATCTTTTGTTTGTCATGTAATCGTATATAACATCAGCAGGGTTTTGTCCATCTCCAACTGTGTTACTAAAACTACTGCTTCCACTAGTTAATGTGCTAACATTTTTTATGTGCTTTCCTTCTACAACCACTGTAATTACAGGAACACCACCTGCATAAGCATCTGCATTTGCTTTTAATCTAATAGCAAAATAAGCCACGCCTCGCAATCTAGCTGTGCTTGGCCAATTGCTACTGCCAACACTGTTTTGTATTAATGTATCAACAGTTTGATCATCTCTTCCATCATGGTAATTAATGTTAATCTGTGCACCACTGTATTCATTTCCTGATTCAAAATTATTTAATGTATAACGTCCACCTGATTCACTGTAACTTCCACTAGAATCATCATCCCAAATACGAACATCACCAAATAATACTTGCTTTGGTATGCCTGTTTGTCCTTCAGATACCACTATTATCATATTAAAGTATTCATTTCCAGTAGGTGTATCATTAACAGTTCCACTTCCGTTTGATGTTTCAACGTATACTCTTACTCCACCTATTCTATGCGTTCCATAAATTACTGGAATGGTTGCGTTGTTTGAACTTCTGTTAACTAATAATCTACTTGCAACAGAGGCTGCAATACTGGCTTCTCTTGCATCTCTGGCTGCCTGTTCGGCAATTAATCTTTCTTGTTCTCTGGCTGCTTCTGCGGCTCTTTCTGCAGCGGCTCTGGCTGCTTCTTCTTGCCTTTGCCTCTCTGCTCTTCTTTTATCTTCTCCGGTAATCTTTCTAACAAAGCCGCCCATTATATTCTCCTAAACCTTTTTGCATAGCCACTATCACTATAATCTAAGTCAGCATCATCAGGCAAATGTTTGATTAAGTCATTGTCAGCTGTAACAGTCCAAGCTAATCCTTGAAATATTATAAAACCAACAAAATTTGTGCCATTATAATGCCACCAAATATCTCCAGCCAATGGCATTTCATCTCTACTTATTTCTTTATACGCTGGATTATTAACTTCAAATTCTTTTAGACTGTATTTTTTTGCAAACTTCAACATGTCTCTTTTACTAGCATATTTGCCTTTGATATCTTTAGTCCAATTGACTCCGGTTAATCTATCAATCCAGTCAGCAACAAATAAAACACAATCAAATTCTCCTAGACTGTATTTTTTAAATCTTAGCTCACTTAAATATTGTGCTAATAATAATTTTTCTTCTGCTATTATCATTTTGGCGGTTCCTGCCAAACTACGTCTTTCATTATTTTATCAGCATGAACAAATCCAGTATCACCACTAAATCCACTTATACTTTGTTGTGAGTTTGTATTTGATTTGCGTCCGTTGGTGCGTGTAAAAGTAACCCAATGTGAGCTTACATTCATTGAAACACTTACTGCTCCTTCAACGTCATTGTTAAGTGCTACTGAATTTATTTGACCTTCAAATACTTTTATTGAGCCTAATATATTAAATCCTAAATCAAAATATACTCTGTATCTATTAACTGGTTGATCAATATAAACAGTTGTAGATTTCATAAAAGTTTGCATAATTGATTCTGGTGGGCTATATCCACTTACATCATGTCCACCTATAGCATCTGATTCAAATGGTGCAATACCTGACAAATCTATATTCAAGTCTGGTATTGACATTTGCATGTTTTCTTCAATTTCACCTATTCGTAAGAATTGGCCAAATGAGTTATAAGTGTTGCCATTAAGAACAACATTACGTGGTGCATCTGTGAATCTATATACAACATCAGTTCCGCTTTGAACAGTTGTAACATCTACACAATCATAATATGTAACTACTTGTTTGCTGATCTCGTCTAGCAATGCTGCTGACATTCCTCTGTTTGCCATACTTTATAATTTCCATTCGTCTAATTCAAATACAACTGTTAGATAATATAAGTTATCTAATCCAGTAGTATATAAGAATTCATTTTCATTTAGTGTCACAACAATATTATCTGGTGATGTAGTCCATGAATCACCTGTGTCTTGAGCTGTTTTAATTGGATAAGCTAATCTAACTTTTGCTTCACCAAAAACATTTGCATTTGCTGTGCTTATAATAGTATTTATGTTTCCGTTACAGTTGCCATCTTCGCCAGCAATTGTATCACCTGTGCTTAGTGTATCACCTACCGCTAATCCTTCTAACAATATAACTAAGTCACCTGCACTTACATTGTCTTTTAATTTTAACTTGTTTGCACTATTGCTACTGTTTAAGTTCTTAAATAAAATGTTCTTTCCATCTTGCACTAACTCTAATAAGAATGGAGTTGTTTGTCCACGTGCCGCTTGGGCAATAGCAGCATATTCTTTGAATTGATTTGCTGTCATTGGTGGGTATTCTAATTCAACACTCCACTTTGTATAGCCTGAACTTTTAGCATACTTTATACCTGACTGTGATCTTGTTATTGCAGTTGGTTGTAAATATGTTATTTCTGCGGCAGCTGGTGCAACTGTTGATGGCCATTTCTTTAATGTATCTTCACTTCCGTTTGTCCATCCATCATCTGTATCCCAAGTATCTGCGGCTTCTAATGCAGTTGGTGTTGGCGGGTATGTGTCTGCTGCGTCTTGTTCTATTTCAAACAAAACATAACCTGTTCCGTTATCATCGTATCCACTGCCACCAGTTCCACTAGCACCTGTTATATATCCATCACTGTCTGTTGTTATAGTTATACTTGCATCTGAAGTAGGAGTTAATGCACCATCTACACCTGGCTTCCAGTATTTTCCTGCTACAACTCTAGCTGAACCTGTGTAACTTGATGCACCTGTGCGTTGTCTAAATTGTTCATTGC